GTACATATTGGGTGGTGGGTTTTTAGAGGTTGTTATTATATTGTTTTTTAGTAATCTCGTGTTCTCCTGTTTTTAAATAATGGTCTAGTAGGTAGAATTGATTTTCATATACGTGTAAGCTACCAGCATTCCAATGAATGTTACCTTCTTTGCAATTTAGGTCTTTTGCTAACTTGTTAAGAACATATTTCTGCCAAGCGTAATCGTTTCTATAACCGGCCCAAGCATCGTTTGATCTCATTTGGACAATTGCAGACAATTTGTTTTTACGAATAACATATTGAACAGTATTTGTACAAACAAAATCTGTCATACCTTTCCTTTTAAATTGAGTATGCATTTTAGGATTTGTATAAATCATTATTGCTCTGCGCGAGTTAGGATCCTTCTTAAGAGTTTCTAATACATTCTTGTATTGGTAATAGTTATCTTTGTGATTTATTAGATATCCATAATTTGAATTTATCTCTCCTTTTGGCGATGAAACAATTTCCCAGATCTTTGGAACCTTACCTTTAATATCATTTACATTACGAGACATACTTCTATACCACATTAATTCTCGATCAATATAATCTTCATTGGCCAAACCAAATATAGAATCAGTATTTGCTATGAAAGATGCTCCAATAATTTCAACAGTTAATTGTTTATTAACTATGACATATTCTTTATTTTTATGGAGATTTGCTAAGGTGTCTCTTACGGATTTAATGTTCATATTGTAATGTTAGTATAATTATGTATAAAGATATTATACCATATTTTACCAAGTTTGTAAATAACAAATATGGCTTCTAGAAAAATACTAGAAGCCATATCATGGTTTAATTATTTACGTGAATATTAATAACGTCCTTTAAATTTATTTTTAAACTGGCTACCCCATTCGCTTTTTAATTTCTTAATCTGGCCCGGGGTTAGTTTTTTAGGACCTGATGCTTTAGCTGGTGCTTTAGCTGGTGCTTCTTTAGGTGGTTGAGCATCTTCTGCAAAGGCTTCATTAATATCAGGAGTGCTTGGATCATCTCCAACAAACTGGCCTTCTTCGTCACGAGCTCTTTTGTTTTTCTTTTTCATATAAATTTATTTATAATGTTTAGAGTTTTATTTCTTGTTTCGTATTGCTTTTGTTTTTGTTAATATACGAACGGCGCCGTAAAATACATATGCCATTAATATCCAAAAATCGTTGCGCCCCGCTTGTTCTTTAGCGTTTTTAAGGAACATGCGATCGGCTTCTTTATAATCAATAACACCTGAAACATGTTGAATATCATGTAGCATACAACTGCTATTGAATCGTTTACTAAGAATCTTACGCAAACCTTTTGGCCATTTATATAAACCACAATAATACTCATAGTCAGCTGGAAGTTTTACACCAGTATCCTTTTGTATTTTATTAAACTGGCGTTTCAGTTTGGTTTCAATCTTCATAATATTATTTATTAATTACGCATTTTGAAGTGCAAAGGTTAATGCGCGTTCTGCTTCAATATCTAATGGCCTATTTTTATACCAGCATCCAGTATCCATATCAATATCTTTAGCAAGCTTTACAATTTCATTAACAGTAATTGGGTATCCTTTATGTATTGCGGATCCGGCAATACTAACCATAATTGAATATAATTTAGAATACCAACCAGTTTCTGAAATAACACGATATTCATTTACTAATTGTTTATTTACAAATGGGCAATCTCTATATGAAGACCAAGTAATAGAGGTGTTGTTAAGTTGATTAGATTTATACTTCATCAGCTTAATTTTCATTTCTTCACTTAGTTTACTTCTAAATGAATTTTCTTGAGGTACTATAAACGGATGCTTTTTCATTATTAAATCAACATCTAAAAAGTCGGCGTCATCGTTACAATGAATGAATGAATAAGCACCTGGATATTGTGCTGGGACGTAATACATCCTTGATAGATCCTTCGTTTGTGGATCGCCTAATGAATTAAACTCTTTATTCAGAGCAAACCATAAATGCTTTATATCATCCTTTTCTATAGTCTTTGTGAATGGTATAATAACTCTGAACTTTGGCTTTTCTTTTGTCGAGCTTGCGCTATTATAAACAACACATTTGATATCTTTAAAAACAACCAACGCTTGTTCGAAATTACACTCATAATCGTCAACGTCAATTGCAGCCCAACCACCCCAACATAAAACATTTACATTTCTTCGCTTTTCATCTTTATCATATACTGCTGGGCTGATAAGAGGTGAACCATCTTTTCTTTCGTCTTTCTTTGGTTTATAACCATCTTCTTTACTAAGGTTTAAAAGAAGTTCTTTAAACTCATCCCAACCGTCAAAGGACATCTTACGATGAGTCGAATTATCAAAGATTGATTTAAATATAGTTAATGAATATTTCATACTTTATTTTCTGCTCTAAACTCTTTAAGTATAGCAAAGATTAATAGAGCGGCCCATCCCACAACCGTAACGCCAAAGAATAGGTTAGCTATAAAAATAGGAAGAGCGTATTTATGTTTATTTACGACCGCCACAAAAGTGGGTATTAAGTAGCAAAGGCTTGCCACTATTAAAAGCATGATGAATAGAAGTAAATCCATAATTAATATTATATACTATATTTACTAAAATGTAAATCTTTTATTCGTTTAATTTAGGAAGAAACCCGTGATTATCAGAATGATCTGGCGCGACCCACCCTTTAGGCTTTACTAAATCTGGAAGACCTAGTGGATTGTCTCGACCTTCTTTAACGCCGACTTCCTTATTCATATTAGCGTTATGAACTGCTTCCCACGCTTTATGTTCGTCAACTCCAAACGCATTTAACGTTCCAATAGCGACAACGCAAAGATCAATTAAACCATCAACCACTTCTTCGCAATCAACGTCATCACAATGTAGTTTGCCAACTGCATTTTTTGTTTCAGTAAGTTCTTCTTCTAGGAAGTCTAAACGAAAGTTTAGAAATTCTCTTAGGTCTTTACTATCTAACTTTTTAAGCGCGCAATGAACACCATACTTATTATGCATGTTATCAATATCGCTTGGCCAATCGGTAGATGATGCTTGCCATGTTAGAGAGTCATTTTTAGGAACAAGCGTTACCCAATCATCAAGTGTTTCTGGAATTAGTTTTACCACGTCTTCTACTGTTTTATTATTTTCCATATATTTTAATTTCTTTTAGAATGTCTCTGCTTTTATTAGACAAAGGAGTTTCCTCTGTCGTGTGAAAGTAATTGTTAATCGCATTAAGAACTTCGATGGTTCTTACGGTATCATCAAACTTTAAATAGTCTTGTTGTAATTCGTTAATAACGTTTGTCAGGTTTCTGTTTAGTTGGTTCATTTGTTTTTTTATTGTGTGAGTGTCATACCTTTGTTTTATCTATACTTGCCCAAAGAAGTCTTCCAAACTAGCTTGAGGTTCTGCCGACCAACTAATAGCATGTAAGATAAGATTAATTGGATCAAGGAAAGCTTTTTGGAATTGAGTTTCATAATCAATGAACTTATCTAAACCAAATTCGTGTGGCAACTTATCAATAAACCCAATTACGTTTTCTCCAGTTGGGTTATGCTTTTTAAGAAATACAAACTTAATTTTATTGCCGCCTTGGATTTCCCTATACTTATTAGTTAAGTTAAACTTCTTTAACTGATCGTTATATACTAAGGCCGCGCGGCAATGCATTGGTGTTCCTTTACAATATAGAGTTTGCGAATCATAATATTTTGTAACATTATTAATTCCACGAGGACTTGCGATTTCATGGGCCGGCAAAGAATTAAAGTGGTTATGAAAGAAAGCGATCGCTTTTTGAGTTTTATCTTCATCCCCGCTCATCATTACTTTAAACATTTCCTTCATAGCGCCTCGACATACTTTTGGAGTAGAACTCTTAATAGCTTCAATACCCATGATCTTAATTTTCGGCTCAGCATATTGAACGCCTTCATTGTTAAGAACATTTAAAATATATCGTTTCTTTGCAGTCCATATAGCTTTATCAGCAATAGCTTCTCGCGCCATCACCATCGTATTCTTATATGAATTTGTAATACCGCCTAACTTATTAAAAGCTTTTTCCAATGCAGGAACCATGCCTTCTTCACCAAACTTATCAAGAAACTCAACTGGACTGTTTGGATTAAGCTTATCAATTACATCTTGAACATTAACGTAAATGGAGTCAGTGTCTGCTGCTATAACTCTATCAACTGGCTTCTCATCTTTAAGGAATGAAGATAACCATTTGTTTGCATGTTGTTCTGCCCAACGAATAACAAGTTGACCTGTAAGAGTAATTCCTTCAGCAACAAGAAGATCAAAGTAACGGAACCATCTGTTAGCCAAAGCTCCATACAGGCTGTTCATTAGAATCTTGATCGCCATTTGTTCAGTTTCAAGTCTGGCGATTTCTGAGTCTAATATCTTACTTTTTTGCTTTTCATTCTCTTTCTTTTTATCTAGCATTTCTGCTTTAATCTTCTTACGCTTATTATAAAGCTCTTCAATAATCTCTGGTAGAAACCCTTGCTTATGTCTACTAAATGTTGCGCCATTTGCGGCAACCGCCAAATTACTGTCAGGGGATATGTTTGTTTGATCTTCGAGTACTCGATCAGGTGTAATATTAGGCACTGTAGAATGCCTTACGAGGGTCTCAGGACTCATATTATATTGTATAATAAGGTTAGGATACAAGCTGTTCAAATCGAAGCTCATTACCCAATCATACATCCCTGGCACAACTGGCTTAACAAACCCTCCAGCATATTCTGCTTTAGCACTTGGTTTTGATGGAGGAATCGCTATTTTCTTTTTAGCAAGATTCCTAAAGATTATACTATCCCATATAGAAACAGTACCGAGCGTATCTGTATAATTAACTCCGCCAAAATATGCTAGAGTAAATACCAAATCAATTAAGCCAAGTTTCTTTTCAAACAGTTCAATCAATTCAACATCAACGATATTATAATCAACAAACTTCTGAAAATCTTGTTCATATAATTCTTTTAGATCGCCTTCAAAAGCTAGCTTCTTTTGTTCAAGAACAACCTCGGCAATATTATCTAGCTTATATGATTCTTGTTGGCCATAAGTATTAAGAGTAAACTTTTTAAATAAGTCAAGGTAATCGAGTTGTTGAATACCCATAATGTTATAGCTGGTTTGCTCACGGCCAAATACATTTACGGTTCTATCTGTAATTTTTTTCCAAGGAGATAATCGCTTGGTTGCATCGTTGCCCAACATACGAGCCATTCTATTAACGATGTAAGGAATATCAAAGAACTCTGTATTCCAACCAGTGATAACATCTGGAGTATTAATAGGATCACTCCACCAATCTAGAAAATCATTTAAGAGTTCGGTTTCAGTATCAAACTGGCGATACTCTTTTCTAAGATGTGGCACTTCACTTTTAGAAAGGTCATAATCCTTTAGTCCCCAGATGATATAAGTATCACAACGGCTACTCTTTACTGCGATTGTAAGAATCTCTTGTTCTGCTCGCATTGGTTCTGGAAAGCCTGTACCAATAGCAGTTTCAATATCGATGTAAAGAATGTCGACCATCTTTTTATCATACTCAATTTCGCCAGGCCACTGGCTTTGGATAAATGCTGGAACATGCTTTTCATTTCCATATATTTTAAACGAAGGAACATCTTCATAATGTTTACAGAACTGGCGGCATTCGCTCATAGTGCCAAACTGCATTGGGCCTACAGGAGTTCCATCAATCGCTTTCCATTCTGAGTTACGGTCTTTGCTATTTACATAAAGCGTTGGCCGATATTTAAATGAATCATATATTTTTTTGCCATCATGATCGTATCCTCGATACTTAATCATGTTCATGTGTCTATCGACGCTGGTGTAGAATCCACTAATGCTGTTCTTCATGTATATATTATATCATCTTTTATTATAGATGTAAATACTAAAGTTAATAAAAAAGGGCTCCTCATTTCTGAAGAACCCTTTTATTATGTTTTAACTGCAAAGTTTAATCTTCGTTAATAAACTCTGGAAGAATAGTAAACTTCTTAGGTTTCATTTCTTCAGGAATTTCTTTCTTTAGTAGAACTGAAAGTATACCATCAACAAGCGCTACTTGCTCAACACGAATGTGGTCGGCCAGCGTAAACTTCTTGATGAAACTTCGAGTAGCAATTCCTTTATGAAGATATTCTTTATCTCCATTAAGCTCAACGCAATCAGATTCAACGATAAGTTGATCTCCGTCTTGTTTGACGGAAAGATCTTTATCACTGAAGCCTGCGACTGCTAGTGCGATTTCAAACTCATCCTCATTATGCTTCACAATATTGTGAGGAGGATAAGATGCTTTCTCTCTTGATTCTAATCTATCAAAGATTGAATCGAACCCAACCGCGAAAGAACGCGGCAACGAATTTAGTGTATTTGTTATTGTCATATTTTGAACTCCTTATTAAGCGAGTTATTTTTTATTAATTGAGATCCTTTCGGCACCTCTTTATAATACGAAAACGTATCGTATTACAAATCTATTTATACTCGAATTCCGAGTTTTTTTAAATATTTTTCAGCTTCAATGTCAAAGGTTTTTTATTAATTACTCTCTGGTAATTTTCCTTTTAACTTATGTGATCGATAAGCAGTATTTAATTTTGTATTCTTTAAAATATCTTTAATATCCTTTTTAAGTTTTGCTGCGTCCTGCTTATTAATTTTACCACCTTTTGTGATACGTCTTGCGCCACGCTGTTTTGTCGCATCCCCGTATGTTAAGCGACCTCCTTGATTATTATCTCTACCATAATGGAAAATATTTGTTCCATTACCAACATCTTTGGCAATTTTTGATCCAAATTCTTTTTTAATATCATTTAAAATCTTTTCAGCATCAGGAACATCTCCATCATAATAATAATCTGCCTCGGGATCTGTTGCCGTGACATATAAAGAGATTAAACTATCAAGCCGTTCTCTATTTTTACCTGCAAGTTTTGCTTCATCCAGACACTTCTTCTCGTTTGGCAACAAATATTTCTCAGTACTCATGATTTTATTTATATTTTAATTTAATTTATACTCGAATACCGAGTTTTTTTAAATATTTTTCAGCGTCATCTTCAGAATCAAAGAGAGGACCTTCCATTCTACCTTTAACAAAGATAGCGTGACCGCCTCTTGTCTGAGACCATTTAATTGAAATCTTTCCAGCTTTAAACTTTTTCTTAAGATCTGAATTCATCGCATTTGTCCTTTTATCCATCGCTTTTTGTTGAGCTGGAGTATAAGCAATACGCAATCCCTCTAAATATTGTTTAAAGCTTTTCATTTAATAATCAAATGGTGGGCGGGGATGGTCTTTTTTACTGATCGAATACCAAGTGCCGTTAACCATCCAATAAAAACTTTTATCAGATTCTAAAACCCAGAACTCACCTTTTGGAATTGGAGCAGATGAAACTTTTTTAAAAGTCTTAGTTACTGGAGCACCAGTCGGCCAATTTTTACTTGCCTTTTCGGCGGGTCTTACAGAAGATTCTCCATTATTATCTGCTTGATAAACTTTATAACTTTTATCATCGCTTTGGAAATCTAAATAGTCAGATGGCACTTTAGCTTCAGATAATGTTTCTTCATCTAAACGCTTCTTCTCGTTTGGTAACAAATATTTCTCAGTACTCATGTTTTTATTTATAATACTAAGATTTTTTCTTTACATTACCAATATTATATTTGGAATTAAGAGTCCAATTCTTCTTCTCTTTGAATGGTACAATTTTAATTTGTTTTAAGTTGGTCTTTTCACTAGCATGAGTATAGTTTACTAATTCTAGCAAACCCCAATCAGATAAGAGAGTTGTTATAGTGTTCCTTCTTTTAAAATCTTCTTCAGTAAAATTAGAAGGTTTACCATCAAGTAAAAATAGTTCTTTAAAGTGTAGAATAAAGTATCGCCCTTGCTTATGAAGAATATGGCAACTTTGAAATAAAGTGTTTTCTTCCCTTTGAGAAGAGACTCCAATTCGAGTAAGGGTTTCTTTTACCTTAAGAAAATCGTCTGGCTCAGACAAATAGATCTCAAGCATTTCATCAGGAGACCAACTTTTTATTTTTTCATTATCAATGTTCATTATAATTATTTATTATGCTTTTCCACCTTTGTCATGATGACGATGTAAAGCTTTTAACTCTTCTTTATTAAATAAATCCAATACATCGCGCGCTTTCTCAGAACTATATCCATAGTGATCCATGATAATTTTAATATCATTACTGTCAGGAATTGCTTTAAACCATTTACTAAATCTTTTACGAGGACGTAATACGTTCTTATAAAAATCATATTGCATTCTAGCAGGGAGATGATAATTCATATTCATCTCATTAGCAAATAGAATAGTATCATTAAACTGAGATAACCCTCGGTTAATCATAAATGGAGTATAAGCTTTCTCAGGACTATCAGGGTCTGGTAAGGTTTCACTAGAATCAGCAGTTACACCTTTAAGAATATCCGGAGCTTTAGAACCAGCATTAATATTATTTAAAATATCAAAGAAGGAAAGTTTTTTAACTTTGCTCATTACTTCCATTTAATGTTTGCCATTAACTCTACTAAACAGGCAACCATGTTGATTTCTTTATCACCACAGAACGCTGCTTTGTAACTATAATCGGCAATGATTAAAACTGCAGAAGGAATAGATGAAGGATCTGCATAATCATATAATGAATCGTATATCTTTCTAAATACAACAGTACTATCAAGAGATGTATTATTGCATACCCATCCTCGCATTCCTTTAAAGTCTTTTGACTTTAGGAAAGTAATAACCTCAGAAATATTAGAATCAGATACTCCAAGTAAAACAGTTGGCTGGATTTCACCGCCTGCTCCATATCGTTGGCACTCACCAATAATCCTTCTCCAATCTGGAGCATATCTAATAATAAGTTCGGCTAGTATTTTATCTTCATACTTAATGCCTTCCTTATCTAATATAGTTTTTAAACGCGATAGGAACTTACCAGCAAGTGTGGCAAGATCCTTTTTATTTGTATTAAACTCAATGACTGAACACCTGCTATGCAACGGCTCAATGATTCGATTCTTAAAATTGCAAGTTAAGATAAACCTACAGTTATTAGAAAACTCCTCAATGAAACCGCGCAAAGCAGGCTGTGTACTTTGGGCGTTAAGATAATCAGCCTCATCAAGAATGATTACCTTTAAACCGCCGCCAAGACTAACGCTACTAGCAAACTGCTTAATCTTATTTCTTAATACATCAATACCGGATTCTTCCGAACCGTTGATTAACATATAGTCAAGATTAAGTTGATTGCATAATGCTTTTGCTACAGTTGTTTTTCCAAGACCAGCTGAGCCGGTCAATAACATGTTGTGAACCTCTCCTGATTTAACAATAGAATTAAATGTTTTCTTTAATTCGTTAGGAAGGATACAATCGTCAATCGTGGTTGGGCGATACTTTTCGCACCAAAGTGTTTCAGTCATAATATAAATTTAAGTCAATTTTTGTTTAGGCTTCTACCGGCTCAAGAATATCGGATTCAGCGGTTGCTTCTTCGCCTTCAGCTTCTTCGCCTTCAGCTTCTTCGCCTTCAGCTTTAGCTTCTGGTGCGGGAAGGAATGCGCGCATATAATCAAATACTTGACCAACGGTTGACATTTCTTCTGCTTTAATCGCGCCACGCTCTGTACATGCTGCGATTACTCTACATACCATTGCTACTGCTCCAAGGTTAATTTCGACAGTTTCAGGGGTTTCCGTTGCGGTATTTTCTTCGTTTTCCATAATTATGTTTTGTTGTTTTGTTGTTTTTACTTTACTAGTTTAGTTGTAAGTTGATGTTTTTTCAAGAGCGATGTAATATTTTACAGGCACTGATGTATTTATCCACTCACTGATTAGCTTTGAACTAATTTTTACATTATAGTCTCCGCTAAGAACTTTTAAATTCGCGATGAGGAACTGCAGATCAAAGGATGATTTGCATTCGTTGTCTTCATCGAGAATGATTGAAAATGTGTTTGCTGTTGGGTTCTTTGGATCAACTACGGCTAAAGTAACTACGCCATCTTCACCTTTTAGCGAGACGATAGCATGGTTCATAACACGAGCCGCACTCCTAATTTGAGTTAAAGTATTACCACTGATTGATACACTTACTTCAGTTGATGGCATTGTGATTTCGTTTTGAGGCGAAGTGAGAATGCTTTCATCGGCGAAGCGATAAGATGCTTTAGCTTTTCCATTTTGTAGAGTTACTGATTCGCCGTTAAAGGAAAGCTCAGGTTCATCTACCAAGTTAACTACATTGATAAATTCGTTAAGATCATAGATTCCAAATTGAGATTCAAAGGTTTCTGTAATTTCAGCTACTGCAAAAATATTCTTTGCTTCGGCGATTGTGCTTAGAGAATTCCCAGGCTTAACAACCAAATTTGGATTGATATCTGAGAAGTTCTTTAGGATGTTTAAGGTGTCGTTTGATAACGTTGTCATAATGATATTATATTCTAATTGTAGTGATTTGTAAATAAAAAAAGTAACCGTGTCAGGACCACCACAACCCTGACACGGCACTATTATTACCGTCTATTAACGTTTTGCCTTAGGACTAACTAGGGTGTATCGCTTAACGGTAGTACCGCCGCGTAGGCGGTGAGAGTTAGAGTAAATCTTAACACCTCGCTCTGTGCGAAGGCGATTTACGACACGGCGGGGATCGCCAATGCCAGCCATTTTTGCATCTTCAACTGAGAACTCTTCGCCTCGGTTAAGACATTCGGCAACAGCGTCTGATTGAGTGTTGCGTTTAACGAGCGTGCGGAATTTAGCAATTTGTTGTTTATTCATATTTGTTGTTTTTGTTTTTGTTGTTATAGCCGTTTGTTGTTTATTAGTGTTGGCTAGTATCACTAGAGTTTTCGTCAGTCGAGTTTTCGTCAGTCGTGAAATTCATATCTTTGTCAATTTGATTTGTATCAATCTTGGTATAGAGATCGAGGAAAGCTTCCTTAGTCTCATCTTCGAATCGGGTGATACACATCTTAATTGCTTCAAGGCGATTGTTAAAGATTGAAAGAGCTTTAACAATGTGGCATAGTCGGCGAGTTGAGATTAATTCGTCAACGCCTTCACTTTCGTAAGTCTTACGGATAACTGCGCCCCAGCTGACGAGTTTATCAGCAAAATCATCGTGCCCTCTGACATCGCATGAAGTCATATGCTTCTTAATAATTTTTAGTTCGACATTATATGCGGGGAAGGGCTGATCGATACTTGCTACGAATCGTTCTACGAAAGCATCATCAATGATTTGTGCGGCAGAGTATCGTCCATCATCGGCACCCCGCCCCTTAGTATTCGCCGTTGCAATAACGTTGAACCCAGGAGCGGGGTGAACTACGCCACCCGTTTTTTTCACCATCACCGGCTTACCTTCCAAGACGCCTTGGAGACACATGATCTTATTTGAACCTCGGTCCATTTCGTCGATCAATAGTATACATCCAGCTTCCATGGCTTTTAGTACCGGTCCTTTTTGGAATACAGTCTCACCATTGATGAGACGAAAACCACCAATCAGATCGTCTTCATCAGTTTCTGGTGATATCTGTACTCGAACATATTCGCGCTTTGCCTTTGCGCAGGCTTGTTCAACCATCATTGTTTTCCCGTTTCCTGACATTCCACTAATGTACAGAGGGAAAAATTGTTTTGAGTCGATAATCTTCTTAATCTTTGAGAAGTCGCCCCATGAAATAAAGTTAGGATCTACCTCTGGGATATAAACATCGTCATTGGAAACCGATTGGACCGAAGTGGCAAATTTGAAATTCTCATCAGCAGAGTTACTTTGCTGAGGTTGAGCCACCGAAGCTTTCTTTTGCGTAGGCTTAGTTAGGCAGACATTGCGCATGTCCCATTCACCTCGCTTTGGGCCGGAGTGCATAAAGGTTTCTTTGGCACTATTGTAACTATAACCGTGGGCTCTAGCGTGTGTGTAAATATCCTTCGTTTTAACGATTGGATATGTTGAGACTGCTTGTTCTAATTCTGACATTACAGTGTCATAGTTGGACTCAGGCTTCTGCGTATTTGTGGTGTCTTTTTTCATAATGTAATTTGATGGTGTAATGGGAGGTACTTAGCGAATCCGTTCCCTTCCTTGTAGATATATTATAAACTAAATCTTAGTGAATGTAAATAAAATAATGATAGAAAATGCATTTATTTTCACATTTTTTCCTATTAAATCACCGTGTCAATGAATTTATTAAGGAAAATTCGGCTCTGTCGTTTAGTGGTATTAAACTTCTTAAAGGAGGTTGCCAATTTACTTCTATTCGCGGCTTTGTTAAGATCTTCAGTATCAACGGTGTCTGGCACTTGAAATTCTTCTTCATCATTTATTTTTAAGGATTTAAGGTTATCAATAACGAAATAGGTATCATAGTTATATCCATTTTCAATAGCATAACAGTTGCTTTTTAGTTTCTTAGCTTCATTTTTACACTTGTCAATATATTCCCACTTACGTAGATTTTTAATATGAGCCAATGCGCCGAATGAATGATTTCTGCCATTTGCCGGACTTGAAGTTAAGAAGAATCCAATCATCTTAGAGCCGGTGTCCTTCTTAATACTTTTTACAACATCAGAATATGCATTCGGGTTTTGGCGACTAATATCAACAGTATCTTTTCCTATTTTAATATATCGGTAATTTCCCCAAGGGTCTTTAGAATTTGAATACATTTGATTTTCTTCATCCTCTACTTTTGGCTCGGTAGAATGAGAGTGAGGAGTTTGGCCTTCGCCATCTGTTAAAAATACAGTTGTCATTTTTTCAACATTATGCGTTTTCCTGAAATTTTTGATAAGGCCGTGAGCCATGATTAAAGTTTCAATAAGAGGAGTGCCGCCCATCTCTTCTAATTCAGAATTCATACAGTTATGTTCCAAATATAGGTTAGTCTGATATGTTCTAGTGCCATACGGTTGATTTATTTGAATGGATAGCTTATCATATTTATCTCCATCTGAAAATATTGCACCGCTTTGAATATATAATTCTTTTAAAGCAGTTTCATATTTAGATTTCTTTAAAGAGGAATTCATTAACTCACAAACCTCGGTAGTAAAGATATCAAGGTTATTTCCGTATTGGAAATTATTTCTAAAGAAGTCGTTTTTATTTTCGTATTTTCTAATATACTTACCATTTTCCAAAAAGGCTCTACCGGATTTACTGGTGAAACTATAAACAGAGAACGGAATATCAACCGTCTTACAAAACATAACCAATTGAATAGTCTGCTTAATAACATCGCTGATGCAATTACCCATGCTTCCTGAGTTGTCAATAAAAATATTCATTCCGTGGTTTTTAGAATCAGCAAGGTTGGTTACCGATTTAAAAATCTGATCATCATATTGGTAACTATGCAATTTGTTTACATTGATGGCTCCGGTTCTAGCTTGTGTA